ATTTGTTCCCCTTTTCTACGCCACTATTGTGGCATTTGCCCAGTCTAAAGTCGGCGACACGCTTGACCATGTTTCAGTCACTGGCACGTCATTCCAGCGCATTGCCTGCAATGAATAAGCCAATGGCGACAACAACAACGTAACGCTCAAACGGTTATAGGCGGCTTTAAATGACCAGCCTTCGACGAAGCCCTGAAACGTACCCGACGACATGTTCAACGGCAGGTTGTTCAATGAAATCGCTTCACCCATGAAAATGTTGATCAACGCGTCACGATCAGCATTATCAATTTCAGGGTTTGTCAGGTCAAACGAAATTTCGCTAAAGATTGGCTGCGGATTCGCACGCAATGACAAATAGAACGCAGCCTGCGCGTTGGCGTCAGCTGCGTCGTGCAATGTCGTTGTGATAATTTGTGCAAGGTTTCCATAAAGCGTGATTGACGCTGGGTCACTATCGGACACGTCGTTTTGACTGGTTGTGCCGTATTTAATTGTGATTGCATTTCGAACGTCACCCACACGGGTTTGAATTCTAAGTCCTGCGGCGCGTGCTTGATTGGCGTCAAGATCGACATAACCATTTGCGGCAAGGTAATTGGTGCGGTGCGTTGAATCGGCATACCCAATGCGCCCTTGCGCGTCCTCGTACAAATACCCCAGCCCTGACGTTGCCAATGCTGAAACCAGCGAATAAACGTCAATTGGATCTTGTCCACTGCCACGCGCTGCAAGGTCATAATTGCCTGGACGATCGATTTCGCCCAAACCTGTATTTTGGGCATTTGCCCATGTTGTCGTCGGGTTATAGGTTGCCCAGGTTAATGCCCCTGGCACTTCAGCCCATGAACCAAACAAAACTGATTGCAAAACTTCAAAAATCTGATCGCCGTCAAAATCGCGGGCAAGTGCGTCGGTGTAAATGACTTTTGGCAAACGTGCCAATGCACCCAATGCCGTGATCGAATAAGTTTGTGTGAACATGGTTGTGCCTACGTCGCGCACTTCCAAACCAATGTCAACAACGTTTCCACCGAAAATGGCAACAAATGTCCCTGACGTGTCCTTGATCGAAACGCCTATTGTTGAATTGATCGAAACTGGAATTGCAGTTTGATTCACGTCTAATAATTGAAGATTGACGTACCCCGCTTGCGCCTGTTCGTAAATGTTTGTTCGACCGCTGCGAACGGTCAGGTTTGCCAAAACCGCGTCAGTGTATTCGACGCCGTCAATTTCAACCAACCAAATTGGCGACCATTGCGTCATGCTAGTTGAAGATTTCCTGCGCCACCCGTGCCGCGGTAAAACGAATCATTTAAGGTGTCAACAATTGTGCGGGCAGTGCCTTCACGATCAAACGCACCAGTCACGGTCAGGTTAATTGTCGTACCCATTGACGCCGCTTCAGCCATGCGGAATGAACCAGGGTTGAAATTACCTGAAACAATGTTGTTAGCAGCTGACGCAGCCGAAGCAACAACCCCGGCAATTCCATTGGTTGTTCCACCGCCGACTGAAGTAACGCCCCCAGTCGTACCGCCACCGCTTGAAACTGTTGATGTTGATGATGCTGACACCGTGCCCGTGGACATTGAATAGTTACCAAGCGCGCCCGTTGCAGTGGAAGCCGCGCCAATTTTTTGAATCGGTGGAATGTCTTTTCCTGTTTGAATTAAGTTGTAACCCTTAATGATTAAATTGATACCGTCAATGGCGGTGTTCAGCAATGGTTTGATAGCACCCAAAACTTTGGCAATGATTGTGATAACCAATTCAGCAATGTCGCCAACGACCTTCAATGAATCGCCAATTGCCTTGCCTACCAATGGCGCAATAAATTTGACCACGTCCCAAAATGCTTTGAATTCGTCCTTGCTATTCAGCACGGCAGTTTTGACGCTATCGAAAACCGACTTCACACCTTCAATGATGGGTGTAAATGTTTTCTTCAATGTCATGCCAACGTCAGTAATGACCTTGCCAAACCCGTCGCCTTCGGTAAGGCTGAACGCTGCTGAAAATGCCTGGATTGCAGGCAATGCGTTTTCATTGATAAATTTCAATAATTTGTCCAGAATTGGCAATAACGCCGTTCCCAGGGTTTCTTTTGCTTCGTCGAATGCAACCTGAACGCGTGCAATTTGTCCCGCATAAGTATCAGCGTTGCGCGCGGCAGCCCCACCAAATAATTCAGTTAAACGCCCTTGAACCTGTTCAAATGACATTGTTTTCAATTCGGCAGTTGATAAGCCAACGCCCAATTTACCCAGGGCGGCGGTGTTGCCGTCGTATGCCTTAGCAAGTGAATTCGCGATCGCTTCGACTGGCTTGCCTGTCGCTGCGCTGATGTCTAGCGCGGTTGAAAGTAAATCCTGCGCCTTTGTGATGTCGCCCGTCGATCTAACCAAACGACCCAACGCGGGGCGCAATTCGTCGTCAGCAACACCAGTCGCCAATGACATTTGAAGAATCGAATCTTCGGTTGCTTTGATTTGTGCCTGAGTTGCACCCGTTGCATTTTCCAACGCAAGTGCCAATTGTGTTTGTGCTTTTTCGTCAGCAATTGCAGCCTTTACGCCTTCAATACCAATTGCGATTGCAGCAGCACCAGCAGCGGCAGCAGCTGCGGCGAACGCTTTACCGATTGCAACTCCTGCCTTGCCAACCTTGTCGCCAAATGAATCAACGTCGCCTGAAGCGGTTTTTAACGATTTGTTAAGGTTATCAACGTCGCCAAGAATCGAAAGTTTGAGGGTGCGACTGCCTGCCATTAGTCATACTTCCTAACGATCGTTGAAAATGCTTCTTCCCATTTTTTGATGATTTCAGGTTGTGCGCTTCGAAGTGTTGGATAAATAAACCAACCGCGTGAACCGCGACCTTCACGACCTGACCAGACGGGAAATTGTTTTTTGGTGTTTGAACCGAATTCAGCACCGCCCCAAAGTTGTTGCGTTGTGCCGCCGCCGCTTACCTTTTGCGCAGCAAAACCGAATGAAATTTCACCGATTTTTGACGACTTTGAAACTTTTGCACCAGCAGCAACGCGGTCGTCCAGTCGGTTATTTGTTCGACCAGCAGCGTCAACGATTTTGCCGCGAACGTACTCAGCCAATTCGCTTGTCGCTTGTTTTGCTTGTTGCGTTGCTTCTTCGTCCATTGCTTTGAATGATTTGAGAATGGCGCGCAATTCCGCTTTGTCATAGGAAATTGATTCCTTAGCCATTTGCCCGCCTTTCCAAAATCTCAATGACCGTCAAAATGTCTTCGGCACTTTCAAACTCATTTGGTGATAGCCCCGTTGCCAGGGCTATCTCCCAAACGATTCGACTTAGGCTTCCGACTGGGTAACTTTTGGGTTTGCTTCACCGACGATCACTTCGGAAATGGTTTCCGTCCATGCTTCGATTGGCTTAACTGGCTTACCAGCTGCTTCTCGCTTCATGGCGTGATAGGCAAGAAAGACAAGGTCGGAAATTCCGATCTTTTCCTGCGCCTGGGCAATGGTGTGACCCGTTTGCTTTTCCCACTTCACCCATTCAGGCGGTGCCGCCGTGTAAGTGATTTGGTCGCCGTTATTGTATTCAATTGTTATTGGTAACTTCATTTTGTCTCCCGATTAGTAGTTTTTAACTGAATGTTTCAGTAGGTGTTCCCACCACAATGAATGATAGGTCAACTGTCTGCGCGTCAGGTGCTGACCCGCCGACTGCTGGAAATACTGGCATGACGTTAAATGCAAACACTGCACCAGTCACGGCAGTCAATGAAACTGCAAGTGTTGTGTTTGGTGCCGATTCGCATGCAGTCCATAGTGCTTCGCACAATGAACCAGTCGCGCCCCAGTCTGCAAGCATTGAAACGTCGAAAGTCCACTGGTCGTCAATGTGCTTGTAAGCCTTGCCGTCAAGTGTCTGGTAAGTCTCAACGGTTGGTGAATTCGCAAGTGTTGCGCTGGTCGCCTGCGCGTCGTAGTTAACGGTTGCAATGGTCACGACTAAATCGCGACCAGTTATGATTGTCGTTGGCATTTTGTCCCCTATGTTGTTTGTGTGTAGTACGTCGAAACGTTTATGTCTGCCACCAGCATTGGACTTTGACCCACTTCCAAAACTGTCGGCTTTTCAACAACGCCAACAACGTATCCCGCGGGCATTGCCGCGAGAATTCCTATGATTAGTTTTTCTAGGTTATCTAATGAACCTGCATTACTATTTGAAGCAACGATTGCCGTAATAGCAAAATTGATTTTGACTTTTGTTGAAGATTTACCGATCAACACAACTTCCATGTAAGGCGAATCGGGCACAATAACAATTGCTGGTGGAATTGGTGATTCAGGAACGCTTGAATAGCAAGTGGCTGAAAGTGATGAAAACGCGCTTGCCAGGGCTGCGCGAGTATCTGCAACGGCGTTGGCTGGCATTTATTGAACGACCGTTTCAACGTCCAGGTAAGGCATAAGCAAGGTGGAAACGCGGTTGGTCAGGCTTCGACCCATACGGTACGGCGTTGAAGCAAAATCTACGCCTTCGATCTGTCCGCCTGCTGCAACGCGTGATTGAAATACTTCAACTGAAACCGCGAGAATTGCAGATTCAATTGCTGGGGTGTTTGCGTATAGATCAGCTGCTGAATAGCCTGAAAGTGTTGCAGTGCCTGTTGGAATTATGTCGCGCAATGTGACATTTGATGAAGTCAATGCAGCGGTGAATGAATAAGGCGTGACGGTAACAACGGTGTGTGTTGCAGTAAATGGCGCAGGCAAACCAGCAACAATGACTGACTGACCAGCA